CCGTATTAACCTGTCCACGATCCACGGATCTAAGGGTGGGGAAGCGGAGAATGTAGCATTGTACACGGACCTATCTCCAGCGGCAGTCAAAGCGTCAGAGACAGCCCCCGATGATTTACATCGTGTGTTTTACGTCGGGGTAACTAGAACAAAACAAAACCTGTACCTGATGGAACCGGAAGACATGAACAGGAGTTATTGGATATGAAGATACTAATGTTTTTTAAACTGCCGCTTCAGATAGTTGTGGCGGCCTATATTTCTTTCGCACTAATCGCTATAACCATAGCGTGGAGCGAACACAAAGATGCAAAAGAAGCGGTGACAATAAATGAAACGTGCAGAAGTTCTATCTAAGGCAGAGTCCTTGGTCAACGGCCCACGGGCCAAAGAATATGGCGACGCCCATGAGAACCATGCCCGCATTGCAAAGATGTGGTCTGTTCTTCTGGACACAGAGGTATCTGTCGAGCAGGTATATCAATGCATGATTGCTGTCAAACTAGCCCGCCTTACTGTCACACCAGAGCATGAAGATAGCTGGATAGACATTTGTGGGTATGCCGCGTTAGGGGGCGAAGACTAATGTCTTTACAAATGACAATGTGGGCACCAAAGAGCGAGTGGGTTCCACCGGCTGAACTGCCGGACATCTTCGACGCAAAACAAATTGCTATCGACGTTGAAACACGCGACCCAAACATCAAGACCAACGGCCCCGGCTGGCCGACAGGTGATGGCGAAGTCGTGGGCTATGCCATAGCTGTAGCAGACTGGGCGGGTTATATACCTATCCGTCATCTGGGGGGCGGCAATCTGGATGAGCGCATTGTCAATAAGTGGCTGAAAAAAGTATTTGAGTCCCCAGCCGATAAGATTATGCACAATGCTCAGTATGACGCCGGTTGGATCAAGCGCATGGGCTTTACTATAAACGGCCGCATTATCGACACAATGCTAATCGCGTCTCTGCTTGACGAGAACCGCTTCAGCTACAGTCTGAACAGTCTCTGTTACGAGCTGTTGGGTAAAATCAAGACGGAGAAGACCCTGCAAGAGGCCGCCAGAGAATTTGGTCTCGACCCGAAAGCAGAGATGTGGAAGATGCCTGCCATGTATGTCGGGCCATATGCACAGAACGATGCTGAGATTACGCTTCAACTGTGGAACTATCTGTCCACCCAGCTTACTAAAGAAGAGCTATGGCCAATAGCTAACCTTGAGCTCGACCTGCTACCGTGCCTAATTGACATGACATGGCGCGGTGTCCGTGTTGACCAAGACCGTGTTGAGCGCACCAGAAACCATCTGGTTAAAAAAGAAAAAGAAGTGTTGACACAAATTAAGCAGGTTGCCGGTTCCGAAGTGGAACTGTGGGCGGCCGCGTCAATAGCTAAAGCTTTTGATAAGTTATCTATCCCGTACCCGAAAACCGAAAAGGGTGCGCCGTCATTTACAAAAGCCTTTCTATCAGACCACCCGCATGAACTTGCACAACTTATTGTACAAGCCCGCAACCTGAACAAGACCAGCGGCACGTTTATTAACACCATAATGAAGCACTGCCACAGTGATGGCCGCATTCATTCGCACATCAATCAGATTAGATCAGACGACGGCGGGACTGTCTCCGGCCGCATCTCAATGAACAACCCCAACCTGCAACAAATTCCGGCCCGTGACCCAGAACTAGGGCCGATGATACGTAGCCTGTTCCTGCCGGAAGAGGGCGACCAGTGGGCGGCTATAGATTTCTCGCAACAGGAACCACGGATCTTGGTCCACTATGCTTATGTATATGGCAAGTCTCGCGGCAAACAGATGGCAGGCGTCGAAGAGTTTGTAGACAGCTACCGCAACGACCCCAACATGGATTTCCATACCATGGTGGCAGAAATGGCTAGCATCCCACGTAAGCAGGCTAAGACAATTAACCTTGGCATGATGTACGGCATGGGCGTGAACAAACTGTCAGACCAGCTTGACATCGACGTAGATGAAGCAAAAGGTCTGGTTAAGCAGTACCATGAACGTGTCCCGTTTGTTAAAGGTCTGATGAACGGGGTACAGAACCGGCTGAACGACCGTGGCTCTAGCGGGTCTATCCGGTCAATACTGGGACGCAAATGCCGGTTTGACCTCTGGGAGCCCGACACGTTCGCCATGAACAAGGCTTTGCCTTATCAGGACGCCGTCAAGGAATATGGCGAGACCACCAGATTGAAGCGGGCTTACACATATAAAGCGTTGAACCGGCTAATCCAAGCATCCGCCGCAGACATGACAAAACAGGCCATGGTTAACCTGTACAAAGAGGGGATGTTACCCCTGATACAGATACACGATGAAGTCGCTATGTCGGTCAAGGACAAAGAGCAAGCTGAATACATTGCCAATGTCATGGAAAATGCTGTACCATTAGAAGTACCCAGCAAGTGCGATGTCGAAATCGGACCTAGCTGGGGGGAAGCAGAGTAGTGTTTGAAGCATTTTTGCTAACTTGCTTACCAGAGTCCCCTATATATTGTGCAGAAGTGACAGGGGAACAGCTTCGGTACAGGACAGAAGCGATATGCAGAGAACAGCTAGAACTATTGTTGCGGAAAGCCGTGGACATCATGTACAGCTCAAATTTGGTAGAACTTATTTATATAGAAAGCTGGGATTGCCGGAGAATTGAGTAGTGTTCTACGCAATCCTCTTCGCTTGTTGGGCAAATAATCCAGAGATGTGCGTCACGATACTAGACAATCGCGGCCCATACCCTGAACCAAATAAATGTGAAGCTAGAATAGTCGAGATGGTCAGAGATGTTCAGGTTATGTGGGAAAAAACTGGCCAGCTATTCATTATCAACCATACATCTTGCCACAAAGTAGACAATTTTGTTGCCACTTAACTTTTTAAAAAGTAAACTATAAGCTCCTCCCTTAGACTCGGCTCTGTGCTTGACACAGGGCCGTTTTTTGTTGCTTTTCTACTAGATATCCTATATCCTCGCTTATATAAACACAATATCTTGGAGAAACTTCGTGGATATCACCAAATGGAAGTCTGTTTTAGTGCCGATTGAGGTCTATACGCAGATAAAAACAATCGCAAAAGCAGAGGGACGCACAATCTCTGGCCAGCTTCGTATTGTATGGGAAACGTACAAGGACACCCGTATCGAAGCTTTAAAAAATAAATAGGCAACTACATATTGTGGTTGACCTATTTTTTTAGCTATGGTATGGGATAAGTAACATCAAATCTTATATGGGAGATACCTATGCAGAAACAAACCATCAATTTCCTGTTTGACGCCATTGACGATGTCGTGAATGGCTATAACAGCAATGGCCGTGTTAACCGGCTGGATATTGAATTGCTGGCCTCTGGGAAGACTATTGTCAAGGCGGGCATGGAAAAACGTCAGTTGACTTTAAAAGACATCCACCCCAGCATGGTCAGGGGGGTTCAATTTGAAGCGGACTTCACTGTGCCGGAACCGAAAAAGAAAGTAAGCCGACCTAAGAAAAAGGCTACGAAACGTCCGGTAGGCCGTCCGCGCAAAACGGAACTAAAGGTGGTCTAATGATTAGCGGAGTAACGAAATGCTCCAAGTGTGATAAAAAAGCGGACGCCGTGGATAACGGCGTCCCTTATTGCGCGGAGCACTGGTTTAAATTTGCTGTGGTGAATATAGATGGATTACATAGTTTGTCCGGAGTGCAACGGGGACGGCCGATGCGAATACGAAATAGCAGTCCCAGATCCGATGGCTTGGCGTGGCGGTGAGCTACGCGGTGTCATGATGGATTGTGAATTGTGCGGGGGCTCAGGGGAAATAGAAAATGACGATGATACAGGGTGACGGCACCTTTAAAAAATATCTTGACCAAAACCTCTGCCCACGATGCATGACCCAACTACCACCCGTAGAGGTGCACGGGCATATCCAATGCTCCGTCTGCCACCTCTATATTTCTGAATGTTGCCAAGGAGAACGCTGTGAATTGCCCGAAGTGCAAAAGCAAGAGCAAAGTGTACGACAGCCGGTCTCGAAACTCGACGGTTCGTCGGTATAGAAAATGCCTGTCTTGCGACCACAAATATCAAACCGAAGAAGTCTTAATCCAGCCCGTCCGAAAAGAACCGCGGCCCGCGGCTCCCGTTAAACCGAAAAAGCGGGTATTGAAGCCCAGACCGCGGCGCACGGATCCGCTCATGTTAGATATAGATAGTATGACAGATGATGAGCTGATGGCGGCACTGGAAGACGGAAGCGTCAGTCCAGATATGCTAGACTAGCTTCCCACGTCTTACTTTCTAAAAATTCATTATCAAATTTTCGGGGCAGGATACGTTTAGTAATCTGCCCCGATAAACATTCAACCGGCTTAAAAAAAACACGCTCGCAGTCCAGAGCTACGAGCGCGACGATGTCACAGTCATTTTGGTCTAACGGCCTTTTCTTACCAGTAACACAGGTGGCAAACTGATATGTCCAACTGTGTCGATGTTTCTTTAACTTACTGGCCTTGACCTGTATCCGGATAAGCCGACCATCATGGTTCGCGACAATATCTATCGTGTCGAGATTTACTATCTCGCAGGACACACCTAATTTCATTAACCGCACAGCGCAGATAAATTCGCCGAGCTTCCCGTTCTCAAAGTTTCTCAGTCCACCCCCCGATGGCTTGAGCCAATCCCCACATTTAGTATAACTTTAACAGAAAGTTATGTCATAAATATTTCTTGCCTTTTGCCCCATAATATCTTATATAGAATGTGCAAACAGCGATGGTTGCAATTCCCGTAGTAGAAGCCCCCAGAGTGTCCAACAGGCTCTGGGGGTTTTTCTTTAGCTTGACATATGGGATAATATAAGATATATAGAATTAATAATCGTAACTACGGGAGACAATAATGTCGAAAACTTACACTGTTTATGTGACCGTGTATCACAAATTTGAAGTCGAGGCCGAAAGCCCTGAAGCGGCTAAAGATGAGGCCGCGGAAGTAATCTGGGATGACCATATTAAAGATGTCATCATTGATGTTGAAGAGGAGCTACAGCATGAGCAAGCCTGAAGATTTACCCGCAATCACTGTGGATATAATTAACCACGTGAGCGGCCTGTCAGATATCGTCGGCCACGTGACTGCAATCGGGGGCGACGCTCGTCTTATGGCGTGGTCTGGCGAAAAAGATTATTGGGTCTGGCTCGAAATTGACGAAGATAATAAATTTAAAGTCTTGGTCAATCTCAACGAAGCTCCCCCCAACTTGTGGAAGGACAAAACAGTCCTTAACCTTATCGGCTATTGTAGCTACCACGACATCCCTTATCAAATCAATCATAAGGAGATGCGCGATGAAGATGCCTAATATTATCCGCACACCGGACGGCTGGCTACCACATGAAACCGCCCGCCTCATTTGTCGGTGGTATATCAATGAGCTCGAATGGAATGGTGCAGATGACGAACTCGAACCGTGGATCACGGATCTTGAACATCTTCAGCATTCCATCGACTTGGGGATAAAAGGCTGGGTCTCCAGTCCGCGCATCGAAGCGCAACTAAAAAAAGACGCCGACCTGTGGAAGGACAGGTGGGTGCCATGGGAAAAACGTATGCAATATCAGGGGATTTGTTACTAATGGCTGAGGAATATTTACCTGTCGAAGGTTGTGAAGAGTGCGAGTTTTTTGAAACCG